AGGCAATGGGGTGATTCGCGCTGCAAGGGCTGTGGCAGATACGAGAATGAGATTGCCCAATGGGGTTCTCTTTCTGATGTATACCGCAAACTGCGGGTGCTAGAGAACAGTGAAGACGGCTATCCGATCCGCCACATGAACAAGAAAGGCTGGAGACCTGTACCAGTAAATCTAATCGAACTGCCGTGATCATGATGTTTCTTCTTGTTGTCGTGGTAGACAACCAAAAGCTAGAAGAATCTTTTATGTTTAGAGATTTGCGCAGATGCAACTATTTTGCCCACCTCATTGAGAGTGGCAAGACAGAGTTCAAGGATAGGCATCGTGGGCAAGCTAATATCACGGCTTACTGCATACCAAAGTATGGTAGTAAAAACTCAAAAACGTGGGATTAGAAGACCAATAAATATCACTATGTTGAGAATATTTTTAGGCGCGTAAAAAAGACAGTTCTAACCACTTTTATGCGCACAAAAATGTCCCGTCTCTCGATCACGCTGACGGGCAAGCGCTAACAAGGCATGAACACCTCGATCTATTCGTTCTTAAAGTTCTGCTTCCTTCACGAAAACGCCACCAACCATGACGCCTTTTCGGTCCTTGATATCTCGATAGGCATTTGTCAAAGCTTCAACTAGTTGAATATTGTTCCGCATACAGATGTTTATTAAGACCACCATAATATCGCCGATGTCGTCAACGACAGACTCGCCTTTACAGATATGGTCGGATAACTCACCAACCTCCTGAATTAGCTTCGCTAGCTGATCTTTGTCACTGGAACCATGAATCAGGTTTCGGTCTAGATGCCACTGCTGGACCTTTGCCTCTATAAAATCGATCGTATGGTCCCAAGGAACCGGCGTCCTGTCATAGTCCATGCCCATATCCATGCCTGGTCTGGGATTCCAATGATAAAAGCTCTCGTATTCGCTCATATTTATTTTCCTTGTGTGAGTCAATGTGTAGTTCAATGTGTAGCTCAGTGTGTAGTTTCAACTTTAGGACCACGTTTGTATGCTGGGTATCCGTCCATAGTCAGGACTGGGTTACCGTCTTCATCCACACGAAACCGCTCAGGGCTGAGTTGAAACTCGTTCCATCTACTGTCACCCGTGCCAGAAAAATCTGCGCCTACGATTGTAGGGGGCGATTTCGGTGTAGACATTTGCTCTTCGGATAGACCACCGTTATCGATCGAATCCTTCCTAGCCGCCATGAAAGCATCTGCTAATTCGTAAGCGTATTGCGCTAATTGGTAGGGGATAAACTGCATATCCATCTCTACTATTTTTGCGTATTCATGCTCGTAAATACTCTTCGCGACAGAGTCGCGTAGTTTGGCATTGCTGCCGTTATCGAAACTCAAAATTGACATCTTTATACTTCCCTAAAAAACATGTTAAATTGAAGAAAAAACCGAACCCGTAACTCATTGTTTTTAAAGGACTTTTACAACCATGCGTCATATAACATAACCCATGTTGATTTATAGACTCCCAAAACATACCAAATTTCTGTATATAATAAGCGCCTACAGGGTAGTTAATTGACCTTAACCATACCCTCAAAAGCCTTTACCGCTTGCTCCATTTGAGCACTTCTTATGTGTGCATATCGCTGCAACATTGCAGTGTTCGACCAGCCACCCATTTTCATAATGACCAAATCTGAAACCTCCGCTCTTACATGCCAGCTAGCAAAAGTATGACGCAGTGTATGGAAACAAGTTCCTTCTGGTAGTCCAGCCCTAGCTACAGCCTTCTTCCAAGTTTTATCACATGCGTTTACGCTCGGTTTGTTCGTGTTTTCTTTTACGAAAACATATTCAGACCGGCGAATACCTCTACTCTCTCGTATTTGTGCTTTAGTTAACTGCCTCAGAATTACGTCTCTTGCATCAGAGTTAAGCTTCGCTCGGAATCTTTTTCCGTTCTTAGTCTCAACCCCTTCAATGCAGACTTCCCAGTAATCTTTCTCAAGCTGGTCCCAACGAAGATGTGAGACACTTTTTTTGCGAAGTCCAGTATGTACTCCGAACATCACAAGCTCACTTCTCCACGGGTCTAACTCTCTTATTAGCGCCTCAACCTCAAAAGGTTCGAGGAAACCGTCACGTTCAGCCCCCTTCGGGACTTTAATTTTCGGAACTTTATCAAGCTTCCCAGCTTCGTGCGCCCAATTCAGCAACGCTTTTAGGTAAGATAAATGGCTGGCGATTGTGCCTACAGCATATGTCCCACCAGTCTTAGTTTTCCTACACGCTAGATAATAATGCACATCGTCTACGAACATTTTGTCTATCTCGCTCAAAGGCTTATCGCCAATGAATTCCTTTAACCGTTTCAGAACCCCCGCTCTATTAGGACAGGGTGGACGACCCTTCTCAGACAATTTTCGCCCATATCGTTCTGCGGCTTCAAAAAATCGCATTTCACTCATCAATCAATCTCCAAATTGATAAGTTCGATTCTTTCTTCGTCGGTAACTATACCCCAGTGAGGGCGTAAGTTGCGAATCGCAAGATCTCGAACTCTTTGTTTTAACTCATGCTCAGTCATATGACGATCTTCGACTATCCAGATGTGATTGCCGCTATCGTCTCTAGCAAACTTAGTTGATCGACCATTTACTCGCTTCCGATGAACTGGTCTCCAATATTTCCTTGCGAACAAAACCCAAACCGGATCTGGAGAGGGGTCTTGCGTAAACCCTAAAGGATTCTTCAGAACGTCTTGACTCACTACTGAACCGTAGGCTCGTCGCCTGAATCTTTTGCCATAGGCTCTGGCAGCAATTTTCTCATATCGCGTTCCATATCTTTCACTCCGCGAGTGATAGCCTCCATGGTCGCAGACATCTGACCGATAGCGTCATTAGCTCTCTGAATCTTAATGATCAAATCCACACCTAACTGCGGGATGTCTGACACTAAATATTTTTCCCCATCTAAAGATAGGTATTGTTGCTCTTCCATTTCTTTCCCTTTTTTCTAATGCCCCGTCTAGAGCGATGCACTAAAACTGACTTTGGACAATCGAAGCTCCAGAGAGCGTCGAGGGCGTGAAGATGAGCGTCGATCTCCATGATCTCCCCGCAACTAGCACAACTAGCCTCATCAGTTTTGTGGTTACTTTTTTCAATCGCCAATAGGCGGATATCTGTGTCGATCTTTTCTAAAGTGATCACATGGTTCAGTCGCATATCCTCTTCCGTAACTTGCTTTTCCCCACTGGAAATAACACTAACGATTGCGTAACTTGGCACGCCTCTAGTTATGCGTCCGACGTAGAACTTAAAGTCGTAAGTCTTCTCTAAGTTATCTACGTCGAGGTTTTTGCCAAGGTAGATTGACTGATGCGTATGTGTTCTCAGCTTCAGCATTTAAAAAGGAATATCTTCCGCAAATGGATCTTCTGCTGGCTGTGCTGGCGCGGCTACGGGCGCTCGTTGAGAAGGTAGGTCACCGTTTTTCTTATAGTCCTTAAACGCCCCAGACTCTTTCGTCCAGATATCCTGTAGCTTAATTACGCCTAAGCCGCTGCTTGTGGTATCCCTGTAGCCCTTCCAATTTAACCTGACAGATTGACCCTCTCCGGCATCCACCATGGTTTGCAGGTAGTTAACGAGGATCTGGTCGACCATTAAAAACCCATCATGTGTCGGCGTAGGGGCGTCCTTTAAAAAAGCTGTGTTGCCACCCTTGGCGGCTTGTGCGTCCATTCGAGCACGTTCAGCCTCGACCTTCTCCTTGGGCAGTTGATAAATTCGTGCGTTTCCCGCGTGTACTTCAAAATTACTCATTAGTTTCCTCTAAGATTATTTTTGCTCTCTTGGTATCGCTCCGACGGAAGTCGTCGGATCGTTTACCTTGTTTAGCGAGGAGATCCTCGCCATCAACAGCATCAAAAGCTTTGGAATAATCGATTGTTCCTTTGCTCTTAATGATCTGTATTTTTACGGTTCCGTTGGTCACGGATGCGTCGTACTTATCGCTCATAGATTTTCTGAGCGTTTCGATTTCTTGTTTGATTTCAGCGACCCGTTTTAGCTGCGGTTCGATCGAAGCATCAATTTCTTTTTGCTCAAACGACAGTTCTTGTATGCGGTCTATATCGGCGTCTTGGACGTCTTTATATTTAGAGGAATCGTTATCGTCTAAATACTTTGCGGCTGCTTTAGGGTCGTTAGCCTCATCGAATGCGTGGTTTAACCATGCGTGATAGAGGTCCAATCGAGTGACTTTGTCGACTCTTGGTCTAGGCATCAGTCGACCAGGCAACATCTCCGTAAGCCAGTTTGGATTTCGTTTTAGCTCATCGACGTGATAGACGTCGGGGCTGATATAGCAGACGAAGTACAAGTGATCGAGGTCGCAGACTTCCATGTGATGCATGCACTGCGTAAGATATTGGGGTTTATCGTGAACGGAGTAAGGCTGTTTGGTGTACTTCGTGAAGGGACATTTAATCTCGCCGCCACTAGACAAGCCCCATCGCCTGTCGATTGAACTCATGAGCCAGTCGTGCGCTCTGTGAATTTGATAGGGCTGGTCCCACCCTCGATCGCCAATGCCCTTTAATTCTTCAAACCATTCAATCGCGATAGGCTCTGTCTTCGTTCCGTGCGCTACCGCTGGTATATGACTAAGGTCTTCGTGTATCCCAAGGATTGAGCGAACCTTTTTTCGCAACCACTGCTGCTGTGACTCGTATGGATTGACGCCCTCAATAGAGCCAGTATCAGTGCTTGTGACCATCCTTGGTCGCATTTCAAGCCACTCTTTATCACCTTGTTGCATTCTTAACCTCCCAGTTTTTCTCCTTGCATAGGGCTGTCCATCGTTCTGAGGTGTCGTCGTCTAGCTCAGTACCTTTGATCGCGGTTCTATATTTGGTTGCAGCCGCGTAAGCTTCTTCTCTAGTGGTTTCCTTTTTGACGTCCGCCCACATCGCAGTTCTAGGATCTTGTTTCGTTCCATCCTTCTTCTTAGCTACCGTCTTAGCTTTCGTAGGCTCCTCTATGGGCTGGTCTTCTGCATATAGGTCGCAACCTAAGCCGAATTCGGCTAACGCTCTGGTACGCAGCCGTAGCTTGGTATTGTGAACGTCAGCAGCATTTGGGTTAGTGATTAGCTCAAAAGAATTGGCTTTGTAAATTGGAAGGCTAGTTTTGATGCTTTCGTTTGCGATCGTCATGGTGATCGAAACGTATCCAGTGCCGTCAGGCATGAGAAAATAATCCAGCCCCTCGAAACATTTTTCAAACTCGAAAAAATAATCAGGGAATCTAGAAATAACTTCTTGGTGGGCGTCCATCCAATTTAGGTATTTGTAACCCTCATCGTTGGTGCGCAGAAGTGGATCGATATCCACGTTGGAAAGTGTTCTGAAAACGTATGACATTGGCTCCTCCTAAATTCATAGGAGAAGCGTATCAAACTACAACGGAAAATAAAACGCTAAATTAGAAAAATTGTTCGATTAGGTTAGATTCTAGTTCGAGGTCTGCTTTTTTAGAACGATCCAACAAGTCTCTAGTGCTTTTTTCAAACATTATTGTCGTCACGAAAGTAGACTCCTCAAAGGTTTTCGCTCGCTGCATGACGGAAACGAACACCAAATAGTCTTGTGTGTCGTTTACCGTGCGCCTCAAACAGTGCGACTGTCCGCCATAAACCTCGCAACAAATATCGCTCATAACTTTTTTGTTTCGCCCTCCGTCTATGTCGATCGACGTCCAACCTTCGTACATCTGATGTACTTTTTTGCTTTTTCTATATCGGTGTACCTCGTTATCGCTTGAAATTACCGTGTAATTTGAGTCAGTGATAAACGTATAAACAGAATGATTCTCTCTATCGAGCGTAGTCCACACTTCTTTATCCTCTGACCCTATCGGCTCACGGTAATTCGCGAACTTAACAGTTTCTAGATTTGGAGTGTAAATATAACTCTTTCTGAAATTAGCAAAATTATTTAGCACTTCTACCATATCTGGCATTACATCCTCCCATATCCTTATTTTATTTTTATTCGCTTATTTTGGAGATCACTGTAAGCGTTTCGGCGATCGCCTTCTGCGATGCTTTTTCGGAATAGACTAAAGCGACGAGGTCTGTACGCTTCCTCATACTGAGCGTATTACCAGCGCTTTCAAACGCACTCACTGTCTGCAACGCCTCGTTGAGGCGCTCTTTATCGAGCGTTTCTATCGGCGAACCATCGCTGCGCTCACCACTCACCCAATAGCACATATCTATGCCGTAGCGTTTACAGAATTTATGCATTAAACCAGGATCTTTTGGTAGCGCACCAGACAGCCATCTAAAAATGGTGGTCGGGCTGCAACCTAGCTCCTTCGCTATTGCTGCTTTATTGTAAAAACTAACTTTGTTTTTGCTGAGTTCAGATTCTAGTCTGCTTTTTACTTCTTCAGGCAAATATGGTGTTTTGCTTTGTGAAGTCATCGTCTCCTACCCCCGTAGGTTGGTTTTATTTTTAAAACGGTTTTCTCGTTTCATTTACAACTTACCGACGCTATCACCTGACTTAGTTCTAAAGCAAGATTTTATTTCGCAATTAGAACTTTAACTGCGTCAGACCCCTTGAATCTGCTGAATCATTTGTCGTATGATCTTCCAACGATAGCGGGGTTTATGAGGAAGTTTAGTTGGATCATTCAAAAAAAGCAGGAATACTGTCGGCGGTTACGAAACCGATTTCACTAGAATCATTAGGTTTGTTGGTTTGGTTAAGCCAGCAAAGTAAAGCATTCAACGTATCTATCCGAAGTCTCTCAGCGAGGCACGGCAAATGCAAAACAAAGATATCCAGCATGTTGGATGAATTAATCGAGACTGGTTGTCTTGAACGGATCGACCGCTTTTCTAAAGGTAAACGCTCATCTGAATACCATGTCCTTCTCACAGGGACGTGTCCTTCTGAGAGGGACAATATAGATATACCTATAGTTAAAAGTAAAACAAAGAGTAAGAGTTTAACTATTAGCGACGCTATGGAAATGCGCCCAGAGACTATTCCTGAAGGAAAATGGAAGGAGTACTGGGAATACAGATTCGCCAGCAACAAACCTAAAACGAAACAAACGATCAAACTCAATGGTGGCGTCATGGAGTTAGCTCAGAAGCAGGGCATTCTGTCTGAGCTTGTGGACACAGCGATTGGGAATGGTTGGCAAGGTTTACAAAAAAGATATCTTGAGGGCATTGCCGATCAAGCGAAGAAAAGCCAAGCCATCGACAACCAATTTCGAGGTGTCGAATGAATATTCTCGAAGTAAAACAGCAACTGGCTGACCAAGCTGATCAGATAGCTGCGGACCTACTGCCACTCGGCAAACGTGATGGCAAGAATTGGCGAAACGGATCGACTGATCCTAGCGATCCTGGTCAAAGCCTTGCGGTTTTCATCGATGGCAGTACTGCTGGGCAGTGGAAAGACTTCGCGACTGACCAAAGCGGGGACTTACTTGATCTGATCATGGAGGTCCGAGGCATAAGCCTGAAGGATGCGCTCGACTATGCGGTAACTGAGTACCGCTTAGACGTCGAGAAGCCTTACGTTAAAAAAATTCAACGGGCGGAAAAACCTAAAACCCCCGCGAGAGTACCTGCCCGCTCCAACACGGGACTTGGCAGAACCTTCCTCCAAGATCGTGGATTCACGGACGTAGACAATCTGTTCAGCACCTATGGGCTGAGAGAGATCGAGGCAGAGAATGCCACTAACGGCGAGGTAGACCTATGCCTTCCATACGAGCACTTCACAGGGCTACTGACCACGAAGCGCAGGGTCATCAATCACAAACTGTACGGCTCCAGCAAAACGAAGTTCATTGCTGCCGGTAATCAGCTATGTCTGTTTGGTTGGCAAACCATCAGCGATAACGATCGAGAGGTTGTAATCTGCGAGGGTGAGTTCGACCAAATGGTACTCAGCCAAGAGTGTGGCATCCCCGCACTGAGCATACCCACTGGGGCTGCTGGTGGAACGTGGCTGGACTTTGAATACGACAACCTTGCCCGATTCGAGAACGTGTTTATCTGCTATGACCCTGATGCCGCTGGTCAAAAGGGAGCGAAGGAGTTGGCGCAAAAGATAGGTCAACGCGCCCGTATCATGAAACTCCATGATGGCGATCCTAACGACTTACTGAAGAAGCATGGCAAAGCTGGCTGTGTGAAGATCGTGCGCGACGCTCTGGAAGAGGCGCGTTGGGGCAGCACTGACAAGATCAAAAACGTATCTGAATTTAATGACGCTGTTCTTGCACGATTCGATCCTGATGGTGACGAAGAAGCGGGTTGGTCCACTCACTGGAGCAAAGCACAGGGCAAGCTGTTTTTCCGCAGAGGCGAACTGATCATCATGAACGGCGTCAACGGTCACGGCAAATCGATGGTGGCATCTCAGTTACTGCTGGACGCTGCATTAGCCGGTGAAAAATGTTGTGTAGCTAGTATGGAAATGAGGGAAGACCGTCTACTTGAGCGAATGATTAAGCAATGCGGCAACACAGGAAACCCCACAATAGAATGGGTGCAAAAGAATTTCGACTGGATCAGTGAGTGGATGTATCTGTACGTCGATATCGCTGCTAGAGGGAAGACTAAGGAAGAGATCCTTCTGGACAGTCTTGACTACGCGTGGCGCAGGTATGGCTGCACGACCTTCCTAATCGACAGCCTCCAGCTTTGCGGAAACTTTGAAGAAAACCTAAACGGGCAGCAAGCCTTCATCTCCAAGCTTGTCGAATTCAAGCTAGAGCGCGACGTCACAATCTTTTTAATTACTCACGCAAAGAAAGGTCCAGACGAATACCAAATGGGCGGCAAGTTTGACATTAAAGGATCGTCAGGCATCTCGGATCTAGCCGACCAAGTATTCACCGTCTTCAGAAACAAGCGCAAAGAAGAGCACCTTGATTTAGTTGAGCGAGGCTTCGATGAGGCGAATCAAAAAATTGTGGACATGGCTGATAGCTATCTGATCTGCCACAAAAATCGTCATGGAGATTGGGAAGGCAAGATGGGTTTCTATTTCAACCCTAAAACTTTCCGTTACGAATCGTCTGCAACCATGAAAAGCCGTGACTATCTGGAGATGAGAAATGATCAACGCTGAAGAAAACTACGCACACAAATTGAGAGGGGCTGGAGAAAGGAATGCCGAAGCGGAAGAGAGCGTCGCAAGAGCGGAAGCAGAGGTCAAGATGGTGGTCGCAAAGTCAAAAGTCACAGCCAGCATGCGCGGACACAAAAGCAATGCAGCCCAAGAAAATTTCGCAGACGAACAGCAAGACGTCTTCGACGCAAGACTGCGGGTTGGAGTTGCCAAAGGTGAGTTAGCTGCTGCCCGAACCGAAGTACTGGCTTGCCGGATGGAGTTTGACCAATGGCGCACAAAGATGGCGACTCTGCGAAAAGAACAGGAGATTTACAGAGCATGAACGAAAGTCAGAAATTTTACATACGAATCGCAGTCCAACTTCATAAAGATGACGTCGCGGACATGGATGACTTCGACGCAGAACTGAATAATTTCGTTCACGATAACTTAGTCGACATAATTCAGAACCCTTTGACAGATATTTTTGAACTCGCTGTTGGGTACTCGCCAGAGCGAATGGACATCGTCGAGTGAAGGGTAGAACTCCCACAGCAGAAGAGAAGGCGTGGATGAATGCGATCGCTGAACTGGGTTGCATTATTTGTCTGACAGAGTGGGACATATTCTCTCCAGCCGAAATCCATCACATCGATGGGAAAACCAAACCAGGCGCCCACCTTTATAGCATCCCACTTTGTTTTAAGCACCACCGCGAAGGCTCCGACAACGCAATTTACACGAGCCGACATCCATATAAATTCAAGTTCGAGCAACGATATGGGAGTGAGGCAAACCTGCATGAGGGCGTTTATGAACGACTTAATCGATGACGCTGAGAACGACCACCCACTTTTTGGAGACAAATATATGCCGAACCCACGATTAGTGGTTCTAGGAGAGCCAACTGATTTCACTGAGGGTGAATTCAATCTGTTGGCTGAACTGATCACAAAAAAATTGCGCGACAAAGGAATTACCCCCAAGGGCTATGACTTTCAAATCCGCGTCGAATACAAACCTGAACCGGAGTAGAAGAATGAGTGACGAAAAAGATATGGTGAATTCACCACCCCATTACGGATCGCAGAATGCAAATTCAAAAGTCGAATGCATCGACGCAATGGTGGCTGCGTTCGGTGATGAGGCTGTCAAAATTTACGCAAAGCTAAACGCTTTCAAATACCTATGGCGAGCGGGAAAGAAAGTTAACGCTGAAGAAGACGTAATGAAGTCGATTTGGTACACGCGATTTAGCGTAGGTGATGATCCTCGGAAAGATCTCTTATGAGCAAAGCCGCAAGAAACAAGGGTCTCAATTTCGAGAGGGCTGTGGTCAATATGCTCAAAGACGAATTGGGCATCAACTGTAAGCGAGTGCTGGATCAGTATCGCGAAGGCAACCTTGGAGACATTGTGCTGGAACCGTTCGTGATCGAATGTAAACGCTACTCCTACATGCCGTTTCCAGCTAAGGCTTGGTGGGACCAAGCGTGGGCAGCGGGGGAGCACATGTCACTCACGCCGATCCTAGTTTACAAGTTCGACCGGCTACCGATTCAATGCGTAGTGCCTATGTCACTGTTAAGTGATTTCCCTCACGAAAAGCACAACGCCGCCACCGTCTCTTGGGACACGCTAATGATGATTTTTCGAGAGGAACTGAATGACGATGTTCTTTAACGCGATCGAAGCGCAAAAAAAGATTAAAGATATTTTCGAGACCGACATAAGCGGTGGCGAGCACAGGATTGCCCACTTTGAACTGATGGCGGCTGAATCTAAAAAACTGTTCGCGAGGGGAATTCCCGTGGCAAAAATTGAGGACATGCTTGACGTCAGTGAAGCGTTTATTCGTCGTCATTGCGCAGGGATAGTGCATGGCAAGCCAAAAGATTAGGCAAGTCGCTGGCTCTGCGGCAACTATGCAGGATTGGCAGTCTGCCGTGACTTATATCCAGCAAGAACTTCCAGAGAAATTCTGGGGTCTTGGCGAAGCGAACCTAGCCATATATCTGCCCCCAAAATTGGCAGAGCTAGAAACAAACGCTGAGAGAAACGCTTGGCTGTCGACGATACCTGAGCCTTTTAAATCTACGGTCCAACACTTCACGAGGCATGTATGGCATTCAAACAAGATCTCGAAAAAGGGCATCTTGCAGAAAAGTCTGTTCTAGACTTTGTGAGATCCAAGCATCCAAAAAGTTATCGGGTTGCAGGGGAAGAGCCAGAGCTTGATATTATTGTTGCAGAAGAAGCTGTGGGCATTGAGGTGAAGTACGATCCACGATCGATCGACACCGGAAACTTTGTGGTGGAGATCTACCACAATAAGCCATCGGGCATTCTGGTCACCAGATCAGAAGTCTGGGTTTTCCATGACGGGGTCAACCAACACTGGATTAACACCAGTGTGCTAATCAATGCTGTATTGAAACATTGTGAGTCGACGGCGATATTTAAGGCTGGTGACGACCGACATGAAAAGTATGT